CTCCTGGGGTTTAAATTTGGGTGAAGTAGCAGCTGCTGGTGGTCAAGAATCTTCTTATATCAACAGTGAAATGAGTGACTACCGTCCTCGAGTAAATGGTGTGGACATTACTCCGCTGGCTTCTGAGAGCAGATGGACTAACAGCCATTACGTTAAGAAGCGGTACAGCAAGTTGACTATCCAAAATTTATCTGGAACAAAAGATCTGATCTTCGATTTATATGAATGTGTGGCAGCTCAAGATATAGCAAATGATTTATATGCAAATCCTGCAATTACTTGGCGTACATTAAGAAACAACTGGGAAGAACATGTAACTGGAACTGCTGGTGAAGCGTACATTAAAGGAGTGGAACCAACTGATTGTCCTCAATTTGGTCACTACTGGAAAATCCTAAAGAAATCTAAAGTTCGAATTCCGTTTGCTGCTAATGCTGCTAATGCGTATCAAACATTTAAAATGTGGGGTAAACCTTATAACCATAAGGGTACCAGATTTAATGGTAAATGGGCAGTGAGAGGAATCACTAAATACTGGATGATAATCATTGATCCTGAACAAGGTTCAACTAGGTATGCGGGTGTAGACGTGGTAATGAATGCATATTGCCATAGAAATACTCATTACTATCCGAATAATGGTGAGGGTCTTCATGCTGCAAATCTACCTCAATGGATAAGATTAGCTATCACAGCTCCAACTCAATAAAATTTTCATTTTGCAATCCTAAATATCCTAAAATCCTAATCGACAAGCGTTTATCGTTGTGTAATCCTAAATCCTAAATCCTAAAATCCTAAAGTTCTTTTATTATCCATCTGTCTTCACTAAGTTTACTACGGTCAGGTGGGAAATTTGAAAATATAACAACATGTGGTACTGCAAATCGACGAGCAACACTTTCATACTTTGTGTTTAAGAAGTATCCATTTTTGAATGCTTCGACAACTCGATAAGGGAACGACTCCTCTTGATCCCTTGCCCAGTCGAAGAAGATGACTGGTTCATTCTTGTAGGCGTAAAATATGTCTGCATGTCTTCCTCCTGTGACGACATATCCGAATCGTCCGTCTGAAGAGCTGTAGTTAAGAGCAAAGTAGCTTTTTCCAACATTGCCTGAATGTTCCCAATACCAGATAACCTTCCTTTTATCAACTGGTCCATTGAGCACCAAGCACAGATCCATTTGCCATCCGGGTCTGGGCACGAGAGCTTCTCGGGTAGGTTCAGAGTACAATCTTTGCACCCTGTCCACAAAACGGGGGTACTTTGCGACGAGTTCACCGTACTCTTCGATGACTTCTTTTTCGGAGATGGGTCCGGACTTAACTCTAGATACAAAGTCAGTTAAATCGCTGCGTCTACCAGCTCCTCCTTTCATCTCTCCATATTCGAAAGGACCATATACACGAGTATCCTCTTTCGTACAATACTCCTTATTTTGAATGGGTGTCCCTTTAGCCATCTCCAAGTGGGTTCGATCACCAAGCAAGCGTTTCATAACAGCAAGGGTTTTACGTTTCTTCATCTGAACATACCCCTGCAAGTGCTCAGTTCCGGATTCTCCTCGTTCAATTTGATATACCAAATACTGGGCATCAGCGCTAGTTGCTAACTCTCCAACTTTCATCGCCTCAACATCAGAATAATTATTAATAGTAAAACACCAGTTTTTCGCACTCATTGTGGGAAAAAAAGATTTCCCGACTACTCTTATAGAGCGGAGGGGTCCTCCTTTGTTTGTTACACCGGAACACAGTCTCCTAACCTCTAACTCCGACTCCGACAAGGGGACGTTTTATGCATGAACCCTAAACATGCTCATCGTAACACGATGTTTAACTTCTATCGGAGGGAATCGAACCGGGGACCTTGGGCAAGTCACCAACACCGCAACACAGTACACCATGCCCAAGGACATCCCCAATCCCCAAGGTGGTGGGTAATACTAAACCACCACCTTGGACATGACCAAAAAAAAAATGCCACTCGCTTATTATGCCAAGAAAGCAAGACAAGTCGCTGCTAGATATATGCCATATGCAAAAGCAGGATATAATGTTGCTCGCAATGTTAACAGAGCTAGACGTGCTTATAACACAGTGCGTGCGCTTACTGGAAGTAGTTCAAACCAGACTAACGAGGCTGGTTCCGTCCGCTTCAGAGATATGGGAGAAAGAGGTTCCGTCAACACTACCAAATATGGTCGAAAACGACGAAAGATGTCTAAACGTAAACGTAAAGCTATCAAGCGTTTCAGAAAGAACGTGAGAAAAGCTGTAAGGGCAAAAGTTCCGATTAGTTGCTTGAACGAAACATGGGGTGCCGTTGGTTGGGATGCTTCCGATGCTGATTTATTCGGAAGCACATTGCAAGGAGGAGTACAATTTGTTCTTGGAAATGCATCCTCCTGGGGTTTAAATTTGGGTGAAGTAGCAGCTGCTGGTGGTCAAGAATCTTCTTATATCAACAGTGAAATGAGTGACTACCGTCCTCGAGTAAATGGTGTGGACATTACTCCGCTGGCT